ACCTGCCCCGGGGCTCATCGATCAAGAACTGCATCCTCGCGCCGCCCGGGCACGCACTGGTGGACTGTGACTCCTCGCAGATCGAAGCGCGCACCCTCGCGTGGCTGGCCGGGCAGGATGACTTGGTCGATGCGTTTGACAGGGGGGAGGACGTCTACAAGATTATGGCCTCTGCCATCTACGGTAAGCCGATTGAGGAGATAACCACACACGAGCGCTTCGTCGGCAAGACTACCATTCTCGGTGCAGGTTACGGCATGGGGGCCAAGCGGTTCCAAGCGCAGCTGAAGACCTTCAATGTAGACATGGAGCTAGCGGAGTGCGAGCGCATCATCCGGGTGTACCGTGAAACCTACCCGAAGATTCCGCAGCTTTGGAAGCAGGCCGGACGGGCACTGGAGGCTATGATCCGTGGGGCTGATGCTCCGCTGGGGCCGCGCGGTGTCCTCGAACTTGACGCGCCTAACAGTGTTAGGCTGCCCAACGGTCTGCACATACGGTACCTCAACCTGCGCAAACACATTGACCGCAAAACGGGTAACGAAGAGATCGTCTACGACACCAAGAAGGGCAAGGCGACAATCCCCACTCGCATCTACGGTGGGAAGATGATCGAGAATATCTGCCAAGCCCTCGCCCGCATCGTGATTGGCGAGCAGATGTTAATGGTGTCGCGTCGTTACAAAGTGGCCATGACCGTGCATGACGCTGTCGTTGCCGTGGTGCCTGATAAAGAGGTTGACACGGCCCGGGAGTTTGTCGAGATATGTATGCGCATACGCCCTAAATGGGCGATGGGATTGCCACTCAATTGTGAAAGTAAGGTAGGAGCAAGCTATGGCGGATGAGGTTCATCCTGTGGTCCTGCTGCTGGCAGCAAGGAAAAACACCCACCCCGAAGAGTTCGCAATCGTCATGAAGCCGGGGCAGACGACACCGCAGTATGACAAAACCTGCCGCTGGAGCAGGGAACTCGACACTCTCGGTTGGTATATGAACGAGACGGAGAAGGCGATATTGTACGCTGACCGCAGAGACCTCGTATTCGACATCATACAAGGCAATGTGCTGCGTAAACTTCTAGATGGAGCAGACAATGGTGGATGAAGAAACCCAAGAAGGCGAAGTGCACCCTGCGGTCCAGCTGCTGCTGGCGCGGATGGATAGCCACCCTGAAGAGTTCAAGAACCACAGGTGGGAACGCTACTACGAGACATCGCGGCAGCACTGGAACGCTACTGAGAAGCGGCTTTTCAAGGCCAAGATACGCGAGATCGGTATGCAGACCCTGCACGAGAACCTCATGAAGGAGCTGTTCAAGGAGCCCAAAGACACGGCTGCCAGCTTGACCCATTCATTGTATCAGGCACAAGCAAATCAGGCGTACCTTATGCAGCAGGCGAAGCAGGTGCAGCAGGTGCAGCATCAGGCGTATCTTGCGCAGCAGGCGTCGTATTCCGGCACGTATCTTAACACCCCCACCTCTGTACTGGGTAGCCCGCCGACAACGATACATAACCACTCTCAGCCATCCCTTCTCAATACTCTATCGAGTAAACCATAATGAGCGAGTACCAATTCACACAGGACTGGTTCCACTGGGCACCGAAAGTCTGGGAGCAGCTGATCCCGATGCTGCCTGCTAACCCTAAGGCCATGGAGATTGGTTCGTTCGAAGGTCGCAGCATGGTCTGGATTATCGAGAACATGCTCGGTGAAAAAGGCGAACTGGTCTGCATCGACACATGGGAAGGTGGCGAAGAACACGGCGATCAGGTCATGTCGGAGGTCGAGAAGCGGTTCGAGCATAACCGTGCGCTTGCTATGTCCAAGAAGGGGTGGGACGTACTTGACCACTATGGCCCTAAGGCTGTCGGGAAGGTCAAGGGTACGTCGGTAGATGCACTGACTAGCTTCCTCCTAGACGAATACGACTTCGACTTCATTTACATCGACGGGAGCCACACTGCCCCCGATGTACTGACCGATGCCTGCATGGCTTGGCCGCTGCTGAAAGCGGGCGGTATTATGGTGTTCGACGACTACGTCTGGGGCGAGGCGCGCGATGTGCTGCACCGACCCAAGCTGGCTATCGATGCCTTCGCTAACATCTTTGCCGAGAGGCTGGACATCGTCCACCTCGGGGAACAATTCATCGTGAGAAAGAAGGACGCGTAATGTCTGATACGAAAACCAAGCCGAAGTCGGTTACGATTGCTACCCCCATGTACGGCGGCATGTGCGCCGGGATGTACGTGCATGGGCTGCTGACTACGGCGGACATCCTGCGGTCTAGGGGCATTAACCTTGCCTTCCTGCACATGTCCAATGAGAGCTTGATTACCCGTGCCCGCAACGAGCTGACCCGGGTTTTCTTGGAGGGCGAAAGCGACTACCTTATGTTCATCGACGCCGACATCGGCTTCGACGGTGAGGCTGTCGCATCGCTTGTTGAGGCAGACGTAGACATCGCCTGCGGTATCTACCCGAAGAAGGAGATCGACTGGAAGCGTATCGAAGCAGCGGCAAAGAACGGCGAAGAAGGGTTGGAAGACTTCGGAGGCGCATTTGTCCTGAACATGGTCGGAGAAGGCCATGCTGAGACTAACGAACAAGGGCTAGTTGAAGTCCGCCACGGTGGCACAGGCTTCATGCTCATCAAGAGGAGGGTCTTCGAAGACCTAGCACCCCATGTGCACACGTACCGCATATCGTCTGTTAAAGATGAAACAACGGGAGAATACGCAAGGCCGCTTACCCGCGAGTATTTCGCCACCTCTATCGACCATACAGGGGCACTGCTCTCAGAGGACTACCATTTCTGTGAGCTATGGCGGAACCATGGCGGCAAGATTTACGCTAACCCCTTCATCAAACTGTACCACGTTGGTACCTACGTCTACCAAGGGAACATCCTGCGGTCTGGCGGCAACCTCAAGTAAGGAGCAATACAATGGCTAAGAATAACAAGGCGGCGCGCATCATTTCCCTGCTGAAGAAGTATCCTGAGTGGAGCAACAAGCACATTGCCGCGACTGCGGCGGTCAGTGCGAACTACGTCTGGAAGCTGCGCAGGGATGTGATGCACAGCCTTCCCCTCGACCTCACTAGCGATATGGAAGTAGCACGCAGTGCGGAAGAGGCCCCCGAAGTCGCGCCCGATATGGTTAACCACCCGCCGCACTACACTGACGGTGGCATCGAGACTATCGACTACATTCAGGCCAAGCTGACGCCCGAAGAGTTCCGGGGTTACTGCCTCGGAAACTCGCTCAAGTATGTGTCTCGTGCGGGCATGAAGGGTAACTTTGCCGAAGACCTTTCCAAGGCCCGGTGGTATCTCGACCGTATCACCAACGCATGACCGAAAAAGAACGTGTAGCCATGCGGGTTCGATTGCAGCTGAGGGCGAAAGACGACGCCGCAATCGAACACCGCAAGGCTGAAGTAGAGAAGCAAAGGCAGGAGCGCGAAGCGCTCCTGCTGGAGCAAGAGCGGACGAAGTACGGGCTCACCAAGCAGTACAAGCCGCTGAGCCAAATGGTGATCTAGATGTACACTCACGCAGCGCAAGCTATCGTCGCTATCTTCTTTGCCATCGGCCTGTTCACTGCTATCGGGTGGACGATCAACCAAGGTCTGCGTGCCTTGGATAAGCTAATCAACCGGGAAGACGAGCCGTGACAACCGCGTGGTCCTATAGCAGCATCAAGACCTTCGATCAGTGCCCTAAGAAGTACTACCACCTCAAGGTGGCCAAGGACGTAAAGGACACGCCGGGGGAGGCTGCTGTATATGGGACCGATGTGCACGAGGCCGCAGAGCACTTCATCAAGAACGGGACACCGGTCCCCGACAAGTATGCAGTCATCCGGCCCTTGGTAGAAGTACTGGCTAAGTTCCCCGGCGATAAGTACACAGAACTCAAGCTCGGGTTGGAGAAGACAGATGAGGGATATACTAAATGCGGCTTCTTTGATCGTGCTGTATGGTATCGCGGTATCGTGGATTTGCTTATTGTTAACGATACTGTTGCACACCTAGTCGATTACAAGACCGGCAAGAACACTAAGTACGCCGACATGAAGCAGCTCGACCTTATGGCCGGTGCGGTGTTCATCCACTTCCCCGAGGTGCAGAAGATCAAGTCGGGCTTGGCCTACGTAGTCAGCAACGAGTTCCCCAAGAAGACGCACTACCGCGAACAGCTACCCACGTATATGTCCGTCTTCGACAAGCAGCTGGACCAGTTGGAAGGCGCTATGGATAGTGGTATATGGAACGCCAAGACTTCGGGGCTATGTTCTTTCTGTCCTGTGGTAAGTTGTGAACACTGGAAGCCCCGGAGGAACTGATGGCTAAGCCGCGTAGCTATAAGCAAGCTGCCAAGTACGAAGATACGCCCGAGCAGGTGAAGCACCGCGAGGAGCGCAATGCCGAGCGCCGTAGGCTTATGCGCGCCGGAAAAGTTCGCAAGGGTGACGGCAAGGACGTTGCCCACAAGGTCGCGCTGGACAAGGGCGGCAGCAACAAGCAGGGTGTGTTCGTGGAGTCCGCGTCGGCTAACCGGTCGTTCAAGCGGGACAGCAAGGGCAACCTAGTCTCGGAAATCAGCAAGCGGGAACGCAAGAAAAAGAAGTGACCGCGCAAGGAGCAAACTAATGCGGGTTATCGATAACAAAGTACTCCTCGTGGAAACACGGGACCACCAAGCTATTACCGGCACGGTGGAGAAAAGCGCGCTCATGGAGGTGCATGACGGCACTGCCAAGG